AAATACACGCCATTTGGATCCATCCCTTGGTCGAGACTCGTTTCATCGAGCCATAACCCTTCTTTCGGCGATAATAATGCTCTGTAATGAGCCAAATTTAAATCCCACTCGTTCTTAAGAACTTGTGAAAATATCCCCCATCCGCCAATCTGGCCAGCAATGACTTCCAGCCCTTCCTTAGTGAACGAACCAACCAATTCGCCGTCAGCGTTATAGACCTTCATTACGCCGTCAGTATTGTTGTCGCCGCCGAGCTTCAACTCATCGCCTTTGATTCGCGCAGCCGACATGGTGCCGGACGTGACCTTACCTGCATCAAGGTTGGAGATCTTAGCGCTCTCGATCGTACCGTTTGCAATCTTCGCATTGGTGATGGAAAGATCAGATATCGCCGCATTTCCGAACTGTTCAGGAGTCCATGCAGAACCATTCCACATGTACATCTTGTTCCCGTTGCCCGTATCGAACCAAATATCATTGGTCTTGTAGGTGCCGCCAGTCGGAGCGGATGTCTGATAATAAACGGTATTCTTGCCGTTGGCGGTTTCTTGGGCGGCGTTAACTTCAGCCTCGATGTCTTCGGGCGCCTCCGTCCAGTCTGTAGGAATATTACCTGTCTCCATTTTAATATTTCGTACCTGGAAAGAATTTTTCGTGTAAAACCAAAAACCAAGCGATAGCCATGGAGCGTCTCCTTCCGCATATTTATTAGTGAACGTGTCCACTGAAATATTATTATGCGTAAAGGAAATTCTCGTCCACTCTGAAGTGGCTCTTGTTGAAAGCTTAAAAGAAGGGGCAGACCTTACACGGTGTGTATAATTGCAGGCTTCGGGACCTCTGTTTTTCAGATATAAACCAACGAGGGGATAAGTCTGAGTTGCTAATTCCTCGTAGTCGTCAGACCGAATATCCATTGACACAGTAATATCTTTTCCTTCTACATCACTGAATTTAATGGACGGAGACGCAACAAACCTCCATTGAGCAGATGCGGTGTCTGCTATATCCATTATACCGCCATGAAAGGTTATGCTTTGAGGATAATTGGTATACCAATGTGAAAAAGTTTTAGTTCCAGGCAGTAAGTTTCTTCCGCCCACTTCGAGATTATCAACCTTATCACTGGCATCGTTAGCAATATCCTCAGCATTCTCCGCCTTGTTATAAGCCACTTTAGCGGCCTCGTAGGAACTGCTGAGAGACACATCACTGTACACAAAAGTTCCGTCGGAAAATACGGTACAATCTGTAAAATATAAGCTGTTGGTGCTTCCTGTCGTATACGTAGGCTCAGCCTTGACCCAACTCCCACCCGGTGGATTGGTAGTCGGTTTATTAGGCTTTGCAGCTGTCGAGCTCTGCAAGAGGTAGTATCTTGTCACGCTCTGTATATCCCGTATCGAGGACAGCGTTATCTCCGCTCTTGCTTTAATCGCCATATCAGCCCTCCAACTGTGCCGTATAGGTCGCCTTATTAGTTACATCACCAGCGTTAATGGTTAATGTCGGTCCTGTTGTTTCCGTTAACTCACCGTCCTTATACCATTTGATGGTTCCGAGCGCCGCGATCTGCGTGGAAGTAAGCTCTGTTCCGGCCTGGTATACATGAGCCGTAAGGGTTGTGGCAATGGAAGTATTCTTAAATATAGTTCCGTTGCTACTGGTAATGACCATCGTGATCGCATCATCACCGGCGTCGCCTTTATCACCCTTCGCTCCAGTCTGACCGGTGAGCGCAAGCGACCAGGAGAACTCTTTATCAAAAGTCTTGCCGTCAACCACGACCGGAATCGTCATGACACCCTGTTTTGTCGTAAGAGATGCAGTAACGGTGACGGTAATCGTCGTGTTCTTACTGGCGTTGTTTGTAACGGCTGCCGTGATTTTGCCGGTCGTCTGCCCCGTGATAGCGCTCTGCGTGACGCTGGCATTGACCTGCGTAGCTCCCTTATAAGCGATGACCTTAAATGCCACGCTTCCGGCAATCGCCGCCGATACGCCAGCTGCAAAGGTATGGCTCTCATTTGTTAATATAACCGTGTAAGCGTCTTTACCAGCAGCTCCTCCAGGACCTGTTTCGCCCTGAGGTCCAGTAGGCCCATCAGAAACGATTGGAACTGTCTGTGTATCAAGAAGTGTTGTCGTTCCATCGGCTGCATACAGCGAGCATCTGAGAAGCTTTGCGTCCGTCGGAACATCTACGGTCTTCGTTGCCTCGTTTTGGCTGGAAGTTGCCACATTGGTCCAGGTCGATCCGTCACTCGATTTCTCAACTTTAAAACGTCCTGCATAATTCGCAGCTGCGCCCGTTCCGTCTCTATATTTCGATGTAAGCGATATGGTGGTAGGCGAAACGCCGCCGTCTTTATCCTTTACGACAGCTGAGGGAGACACATCTAAAATATAACTCCTTGCTGCAGTACCGGTAGCACCCTTGAAGGCGATCGAGTACGAGAAGGTTTTTGTTATGATTATGTCGTCGGCAAGCGTAACGTTAATATCAAACGATCCACTGGCTGCAAGTGCGGCTGCGAATGTCACATGGAGATTCGTTTTTGTTGATAACTCCCCAACACTTACCGTGACATCAGTTGGAATAGTACCGGTAGTTACTGACTCCGGAACGATCATCTCATCGCCGCGAATGACATTTACCTTAATATCAAATTCCCTAGCGGAATTAAGTTTGTCTGTCGCTCCGGCACTCATGGATACGGAGTCCATTGACAAAGTTACGGAATAACCATCCGTTAAGTCTAACGCTGTGATCTGATCAGCAGCTTTAATTGCCATCTTGTACCTCCTTACACTACAAGATTACATCTGAATGTTACTTTAACATCAACGTCATCGGGCGTAAGAACGAAACTAAACCCGTCACGAAGAAGTCTCGAATCCGTGCTGGCTATGGTCCCGTATGTCTCGTCTCCGAGCCGGAGCCATTCCCATTCAAGGCGAGCGGTCTGGCCAAAGGCCCCCCGGAGGGACTCGATATCCTCGATCTTCTGGGAGCCGTAAAAGATCGTGACGGTCAAGATAGTCTCAACGCGGTTGTTCTTAAAGACCGTCCCCTTGGAGCTATCGATCTTGAGCAGGATCGCGTCCTCGCCGTCTTTACCGTCCGCCCCTTTGTCACCCGCAGCTCCCCGGATGGACTGACGCGCTCCTAGATATACATAAGTATCGTCTACATATCCGACCGCGTAATGGTAATAACCATATTCCAGGACATCGCCAGGAATGACTTCGGAAAGTCCGCTCTGCATGAGCACGTCTTCCAGCGCGATCCTGTACACGGGCGTGAAGTTCCCGACCTGTTCAGAATAGGCGGTCGGCGCTGTCGTGACTTTGAACGTCCCCATCCCTCGCGTCCGCTGCGTCAGGGCCTCAAGGATCGCGACCCTCTCTGCGAGCGTCGGCGTGATCGTCTCATCCGCCTCATCACTGTCGTCGGTATGTACCGTCCTGTGGATGGTGAGCAGGTAAGGGACTGTATGCCACGCCTCGACCTCGTCCTCTGTCCGCAGGACGCATAGCGCGATCGTGAGTGGGCCCTTTTTCGCAAGATCCGCAGAGAGCAGGTACCAGTCATAAAAATGGCTGACGCCGTCCGTCCCGACATAATCTATCGTCTTGCCTCGTACCTGCGTCTCTCCCGGGCGGATATACATAACACGGACTGCCGTGGCCTCGTCGAGGGGGATATCGGAAAAACCGGAGGGCAGGATGAAACGTACAATATCAACATTTTTATCTTTCTCGACGAAATTCGCCGAATCTGCTACAGAAAGCGTTCGGAGGGCCTCGTCGACTTGTAAAACCAGCAGGCTCATGCTTCCCTCCTGTCAGCTAATTTCATGTGTGGTCCCGGAGCTCCGTATGGATGGAGTCCGCTATGAGGATCCGGTACGGGACCGTATGCCATCCCTGCACAGTGCCGCCGTCCTTGTAGATACAGAGCGCGATCGGCATGCTGCCGGATTTGTCAAATATCGCCGGTGCCATGTCCCAGTCATAGTACAGATACATCCCGTCCTGCTCGACAAAGGCCAGATCTGCAGATGTGACGATGTCCCCGGTCGCCGGAGGCATATACATGACCCTGCATACTGTTTCCTCGTCGATCTCGATGTCCGTGAAGCCCGCAGGGATCGCGAACCGTACCTTATTGACATTCGCGTCGCCCTCGACAAATACCGGCACCCGTCCGTCGTTCGTGAGCTGCCTTGTGACCTCATCGACCTTCAGTCTCAGTGTGCTCATTTCTTAATCCCCCCAGTACCAAACGATGAAATTTACCCTGCAATATCCCAGGACGCGGCTCACGTTCATTTTCGCGTGGAGCCTGCGGTTGTTATCGATATATGTCGAAATCGGCAGCGCGTTGTTTGTGTTGAAGAAAGGATTTGTGACAGAGACGGAGACCTTATTAAGATCCACATCTGCCGGCACTGTCCAAAGCGTAATGTCGTCCGCACTTGTCCCGTTTACGACCACGGAACTTTTGACGAGCACCTTCGGGAGGCCTGCGATGGCTGCCAGTATGTCTACCACTGACTTAATCTGACCACAAAGTTCCTCGACCTCCGCACTGAGGCCCGTAAGCCGGACCCTGTACATGGGGAAATAAACATCCATCGCGCCCGCAACAATATCCCCTGTCGTGTATGACGGCTGTGCCGGCGTCCCGCTTCTTGGAGTCCCCTTAACGACAGCCCAGGACATGGATTCCACTCCGGTACTACCGTTCTTCTGGTACCTTGCGCACACGAGGTCGATCCTGTTCATGCCCTGCGCGCCGTTGTCGATCGGTACATCATCGTACGTCCCCGGCAGGACGCGGAACTCGACGCCTCCCATGATAGCCGTTCCATCGTGGATCCTGAGCGTGTTCGCCGTGACCAGCTCCGCGTGTAAGCACTGACCAATCGGAAGGATCGCGTCTCCAATCACGCCCTTGTTGAGCGCCTGCTTATCGTCGGACGTGAGGTGCGGTTCCCCTCTATATCCAGTTACTATCTCCATTTATGCGTCCTCCTTGACATGGTACTCAAGGCGGATGATACCACCCGAGTACGTGAAGCTCTTTCTGTCGATCGGAGCGGACACATGTGTCTGGCTCACAATATGCTGGCCGTTCACGATGTCGCCCACGTCCATGTATACATCCTGTATGCGGTTGACCTGCAGGCTCTTCCGGCTCATGACTTCCTTGAGGCGCTTCCGTCCCTGCTTCTCCAGCTCTGCGAGGCTCTCGGCATTTGGATAGTCGAAGTACTGTTCGCGCTCCCACCGGCCGGTGTAGTGCCTTGTCTTGCCGATGTTCCCGGATGCATCCACGTACAAATCTACCCGCTGCCGGTCCTTAAGATTACCCTGTCCCATACAGATCAGATGATTGATTCCCATATTGTCGTCCGTAAAAGTCAGCGAGATCCGGTTGTCCTCGTTGAAATTCCCGGAGACCGTGACGACCGGCTCCGCTCTCAGCTCGACCTTTACCGTCTCTTCCTTGTAAGCGCGGATGACAAGCTTGTACCCGTTCTCATCACAAAGATCTGTCAATCCTTCCAGGACCGTACAGAACCGGTCTGCCTGCCAGGATGCCGTCTTGCCGGCCGGCTCAGAGGGGACAACAAAAAGCCCGCCGAACCGGTTCGACACGAGTCCGGACATGATTGTATGCAGGTCTCCGGACGCTGTATAATAGTCCGCTCCGGAGGGCGGGGAGATGACCGCCTGTTTGAGCAGCCCTCTCCATGTCCATCCTTTGTATATGCACAGATCTTCTCCGGTCGTATTTTCCGTCCTCTCGATAAAGCCGCCATACTCCGTCCCCGGGATATATACGCCCCCTGAGAGGTTGTCATATCCTCGGAGCTCAAAGTCGTTCGACGCGTCACCGCTGCCGACCTCGCACTCGAAGCTGACCGGAGTGATCGCCGCGTACTCATGCAGGCCATTCGATATCAGAATCAGGTTCAGGTCATCCACGATGGCTCACTCCTCTCCAGATACAGCGTCAGGTCAATGCCATAGGTCCGCGAGTACTCCAGATTGACGGTGCCACCTGGAATCCGCTCCAAGATCTGATAATTAGGGTTCCTGTTATCGAATATATTGGACTGCACCCCTGCCGCGTCCCTCATGTATACCTGCCAGCCGAGAGGAGCTTCCGGACGGCTGTCTATGACCAGATAGCCTCCGGCAGGGACGCTCACGTTCACGTTGT